CCAAAGACGAACACAAATCTGCGATCGTGACGCAACTCCAGCAGCAGAGCTTGAACTTGCTGGTGGAGTCTCTTGCGGCTGCGCTCGCCGAGATCGAACAGCTCAAGGCCGCTGCCGCTGACAAGCCGACGTCGTGAAGGCGCGAACTTACATCTGGCCCTGATGTATGGACGCACTCGAAATTCTCGTGAAGGGGTGGCCGATTTTCTTGGGAATGATAACCCTGATTATCGTGCTCTCGAAGCTCGACCTGCGCGTGGCCGTATTAGAGGAGAAAATGAAATCGCTCTTCGACCTTTTTAACAAAAAATGAACATCCTCGATTTGCTTGGAAACGCTCTCGGTGGTGGCGCGCTCGGTGTGATTCTCCGCATCGGCAACGGCTTCTTCGAGGAGTTCAAGGCCGGACGCGACCACGCACGGAAGCTCGAAGAGGCCAAGACGATGGCGACGATCGCAGCAGACGCCGCAGCGTGGGCAGCGTTCACGGCAAGCCAGCAGGCCGCGACCGTGCCGAGCAACGTCGCTCCTTGGTGCGCTAACATCATCACGCTCTTTCGCCCGTTTATCACGCTCGCGCTCGTCGGCATCGCGACAGTGGTGTATTTCCACTCGGTCGGACCGGAGCGAGCGCCGATGGTGGAGCAGATCAACTTCGCCGCGTTCAACTGCGTCGGCTGGTGGTTCGGGGACCGCATGGCGCGAAAATCAAAATGAACGCTGACAACATCAAGGCCGCCCTCACCGCCGCAACGCCTGCCGCCGCGATGGTCTCGCTCTCGCAAGTCAACGAGGTCGCCGCGCTTGTCGGCACGCTCCTCGGCATTGCGTTCTTGCTCTGGCGCTGGCGGCGCGAGGCGAGCCGCTGAGACCGTCTCCCCCTCTCTCCGTCTCCCCCTCTCCCCCTCTTTCGTCCCTCTCCCTCTTCCGCCTCCGCCTCCACCTCCGCCGCCATGCTCCCCCGCCACACTCCGCTCGGCCCCCGCGATACCCCCGCCCTCGCAGCGGAGTCGGGCGATCTCGCGTTTGCCGGCGTGGATATGCGTGCGCCGCCGCTCGTGCCGCCGGGCTTTGTCTCAACGGCCCTGAATCTGCGCCTCGTCGAAGGCGTCTATGAGAGCCGCCGCGGTTGGGCGGCCCCAGCGTGGTCGCGCCACGCGAGCGAAGATTTCCCCTACCGCTCAAGCTACCTGCGGGATGATGATGCGGCCTACATCGCCACCTACGCCACCACCTACGGCGGCGGCGTCTTTGCCGATCCCGGCACCGAGGGCGATACGTGGATCGTGCGCGTGTGCGCCACGTCCCTCGTCTTTACTCGCGAGACGGAAATTGGCCGGATCGTGCCCTTTGCGCCGGGCATCACCGTATCCGCGGCCTGCCAAATCATTCAGAATTTTAACCAGCTCATTATCATCCGGGGCGGCGAGCTCACCTCCCTCGTCTGGGCCGGTGCGTGGTCGGATGGCGTCAAAGAGCTCGTGCCGAGCTCCATCGCCTCCGGCTACGCCGCCGTGCCGCCCGCCAGCTATGGCCTCGCCTGGCGCGAGCGCACGGTCCTCCTCTCGGGGCGGGATGAACTCGTGCTCTCGGCGATTTTCGATTCCACGCAGTATCACGCCACCTACGGCGTCATTTTCGTCAACCGTGGCCGGGGCGATACCCTGCGCGCCGCCGTGCCGCTGGGCTCCTCCTCGCTCCTCGTGCTCAAGAGCCAGAGCCTCCACGTTTACACCTCCGTGGCCGCCGCGCTCACGGATGCGCGCATTGATACGCAGCCCGTGGAAATGCAGTTCGATAGCCCGCTCACGGCCATCGCCGCCGATAACAAAGTCTGGTGGCTCGACCGCCGGGGCGTGCGCACCGCCGAAATCGGCTCCATCGAAGTCGATAATAAAGTCCTCCTCCGCATCGACTCCACGGTGAGCGACCGCATCGCCCCCCTCATCCGCCGGATCGCGTGGAAATACGCCGCGTTGTTCAGCGCTGCCGTCACCACCGAGCGCATCTTCTTCTCCGTCGCGCTCGATTTGCAGACCCTCCCGCAGACGCTCCTCGTGTGGAATCGCCAAGTAAACGCCTGGGAGAGCTACGATCAGTGGAATACCACCACCCTCGTCAATTTTGCCGTGCTCGCGTGGGCTCCCGCCGTGCCCTGGCTCAATGAGCCCCGGCTCTTTGCCATCTCCGCCAACGGCCGCCAAGCCGCCTACGACTTCCATCTGGGCGAGGATCTCGTAGGCTACATCGGCACCACGCCCAGGCGCGCAGACATCACCAGCACGCTCACGACGCGCGGCTACACGGCAGGCAGCGCCGAGGCCAAGAAGTTCACCCGCGCGCAAGTGCTCCTCGATACGTGGTATGCCAGCCCCGGCCTCACCGCGCAGTTTGACGGCCCCGCCGAGAGCCAATCGCTCGCCGCTGTCAGCCGCGACCGCACCAAGTATTTCACGAGCACGGCGGATTTCGTGGCGTCCAACATCAATGGCGATTTCCACAACGCGCGCCGGCAAGATTACAGTGTCATCATCACTGCCAGCCCTGCCAGCGGCTACGCGAGTTGGGCAGTCGGCGGCACCTACGCGACTAACGATAACGTCTATTCCCCCGTCAACGGCCATAACTACCGCGCCCTCCAGAGCTCCACGGGCATCGCCACCAATGTGCCGGGCGAAGACCCTGCTTTCTGGTGGAAGGTCACCGGTGGCAGCTCCACCACGCCTACGTGGGTCGCCGGCAGCAGCTACACCGTAGGCCAGCGCGCAACGTATCAACACAACTACCAATGCCTCACGGCCAATGTCGCAAGCTACGGCAACGATCCCCTCTTTCACCCCGAGTATTGGACCGACCTCGGCTTCGATACGGCCAACATCGTCTTCTATCTCGGCACGCCCTCCGTGCCCACGGCGCTCTCTAGCTACCACTCGGCCGATGCGAACCGCGACGGCGTGATTTCGTTTCGCGATTATGAGCGCGTGCTGGATCTCTACAATTACCGCTCTGGCGGGATTCGCACCGGCGAATACCACACCGATGCGCTGGCCTACTCAGGCTTTGCCCCCGGCCCCGGTGCTATCACCACCTACCACTCGGCCGATACCAATCAACTCGGAAGCATCAGCCTGCTTGAGCTCACGCGCGTAGTCGAGCTCCTCATCACCTCTGGCGGAGCGTATCATGTGCAAGTAGGCACCGAAGATGGCTTCACCCCCGGGGCGCTGGCCGCCACGACGGCCGGCCCAGACTCTGTGCGCCTCGAAGATTTCCAAAGCGGCGTGGAGCGCCGCGACATCGGCCGCGAGGCCGCCTGGTGCCAGCTCACCGTCACCAACACCACCGGCGCGATGAAAGTGCGCGCCATCGACCTCCAAGCCCAGCTCGGCCCCCGCAATAACCTCCGCCACGCCTAGCCCCCCGTCTCCCCCTCTCCAAGTCTCCCCCTCTCTCCCTCTTCCGCCCCCTCTTCCTCCCATGGCCTACCTCGTCGTCACTCCCGGATACACTTTTGCAGCCAACGAGCCGCTCACCTACGCCAAGCTCAACTTGCTCGGCCAGCCCGTCGTGAGCTTGACGACGGATCTCTTCAACATCCTCACCGCGTTTAAGAACGGCTTTATCAACGGCAATCTCCAGCTCTGGCAGCGCGGCACGACGGCCAAGAGCTGCCCCGCCGCCACGAAGACCTGGCGGGCGGATCGCTGGTTTGCCCGCCCCGTGGGCGCGGCCATTACCTACGCGCAGAGCGCCACGGTGCCCAGCGGCGCCATCGCCACCTACTCGGCCCTGCTCACCGGCGCGGCCTCCGTGACTACGGTAGATTTCGGCCAGCGCATCGAGTCCAGCGATGCCATCACCAACTGGCAGCGCGAGCGCACGTTTTCCGCCTACATCTACAACGATACCGGCACCGCCTTCACCCCCACGCTGCGGCTCAATACGCCCAGCGCGGCCGATGATTACACCACCAATACTAACCGCCTCGACGCCACGCTTCAAGCCTGCCCCTCCGGTGCGTGGACGCAAGTGAGCACGACCTTTACCGGCTCCAGCTACACCAATGCGACGAACGGCATCGAGCTCGTGCTGCGCATCCCCGATGGTTCGCTTTCCAGCACCGGCAAATCCGTCAAAATTACGCAGCTCCAATGCGAGCCCGGCAGTGTGGTGACGGCGCAAGAGCCCCGCCTCATCACCTTCGAGCTCATCTTGTGCCAGCGCTATTGCCTCAAGCTCGGCGGCGCCAGCGGCCAAGTAGTCGGCTTTGCCAGCACCCCAGATAACCTCGAAAACAAAGGCATATTTACCTACCCGACGACGATGCGCGCCAAGCCCGTCTTCGATGGTAATAATAGCAGCACCGCCAATAATACGGACGATTATTTCACAGCGGTGGGCGGCGGCTCCAACGGCACGCCCGTGATCTCCGGCTACGCCGCCGAAGTCATCTTCGCCTGCGCCAACGGAGCCTCTAACTGGACTGCCGCCAACCAAATCAACCTCACCTGCGTGCTCACCGCAGAAGACCGGAGCTAACGCCCACTCCCTCTCCCCCTCTCCCCGTCTCCCCCTCTTCCGTCTCCCGTCTCCCGTCTCTCCCTCTCCCGACTCCCTCCTCCCATGCCTACGTTTCCCGCTGATCGCAATGCCACCACCGAGCTCGCCGGCACCGGTGCCGCGCTCGGCACCATCGCCGGGGCCGGGGCCAATGCCTACACCCAATACTCGCCGCAATACACGGGCGCCAACCTCGCCAACATGAACAGTGCCCTCCGGGGCAACTTCGACCAGGTGGCCTACGACCGCGCCAACCCCGGCGTGCTCGCGGAATTTCAACGCCAACAGGGCGCCGGTGAGCTCGGAGGCTGGCAGTTCTCAGACTTTGCCGCTGCCAATGCCGGCCTCTCCTCGGGCGATGCCTCGCTCAACCAGTATTACACCGGCTCCCTCGGGGCCAATCTGCGCACCGCCTACGATCAAGCCAACCCGCAGCAAAACGCCGCCAACGCCCAACTCGCCGCCGACCGCGACCGCCTCAACGGCCAGACGATCCCCGGCGTGCAGACCAACACGGCGCAATTCACCGGCTCCCAAGGTCTCCCTGGCGTGCAGACCAATTCCGCTACCTACACCGGTGCGCAAGCCTCCAACGCGCAATTCACCCCCGGCCAAGCCCGCGCCACCGATGCGCGCTTTACTGCGGCTCAAGGCGGCCCCCTTGGCGGCGCGCTGCAAATGGACGCCGCGCGCAATCTCGGCCAAGTGTCCGGCCTGCAAGGCCAGCTCCAAAACCAAGCCGGCGCGCTCCTCGCCACCGGCGGCCGCCTCACCCAAGGCGAGACGATGGATGCGCAGCAGGCGGCGCGCTCCGCTTACAGCGACCGCGGCATGGGCCGCAGCAATGCTGGCATCAGCGCTGAAATCCTCGGCACCGATCAAGCCCAACGCGCCCGCCTAATGCAAAACGCGCAGTTTGCCCAAGGCGTCGATGCCTCCGGCCAACAGCAACTCAATCAAAACCGTGGCTACGCCCAAGGCGTGCAGGCGCAAAACCAAGGTCTCAGCCAATTCAACGCCGGCCAGCAGAATCAGATGAGCCAGTTTAATGCCGGCCAGCGCACCGGGATTTCGCAATTCAACACCGGCCAAGCCAACCAAATCGGCGCAAACCTCGCGCAGTTTAACGCCGGCCAAAACCAGCAAAACTCGCAGTTTAACGCGACCGGCATGAACGCCATGAACCAAGACGCCGCCAGCCGCGCCGATGCCAACGCGCGGTTCAATTATCAAGGCCAGATGCAGAATCAGCAGTTCAACGCCAGCGGCATCAATGCCATGAACCAAGACGCCGCCGCTCGGGGCGATGCCAACGCGCGCTTTAACTACCAAGGCCAGCTCCAGCAGGGCAACGACCAGTTTAACCGCTCGCAGGCCGTGGCCGGCCAATACGGCACGCAAGCGATCAACCCCGGCACCTACGCCGCGCAGCTCGCCCAAGGCACACCCGACTACACCGGCCAAACGCTCAACTACATGAGCGACCTCAATAACACCAACTACAACGCCGCCGCCTCGCGCTACAACAGCGCGCAGAATAACCGCGCGGCTGGCATGGGCTCGATCCTCGGTGCGGTGGGCTCCATCGGCGGCGCGGTGCTCGGCGGTCCGATTGGCGGCATGATTGGCGGCGCCGTGGGCCGCGCGTTCGGCGGCTCCTCCGGCTCCTCCAACCCCGGCGGTGCCTACGGTGGCGGCAGCTCCTACGGCTGACCTTGACCGCGCCAAACGCCACCCCATCTCCCCTCTCACGCTCCCCCTCTCCCCCTCTCCCCCTCTCCCCCTCTCCCCCTCTCTCCGCCTCTCCGTCTCCCCCTCTCCCTCTGACCCTCCGCCGCCATGCCCTACGCCCCGACCGTCAACGATAACTCCGGCCAGATCCTCGCCCAGGGAATCAACCAAGGCATCGGCAGTCTCGCCGAAGGTATCCAGCGCAGCATCGCCGAGCGCAAAAAGAAGGAAGAAGACCGCAAAGCCAAGGAAGCGGTCAACGCCGCCGGCAAGGGCCTCTTCGGCGAAGACTTCGACGTGAAGGACGCCAAGCCCGAGCAATACGGGCAGATCATCCAGATGGCGCAGCAGAAGCGCGACGAGCCGATGCGCGCGCTCGCGCTGGAAAACGAAGGGTTGAAGCAGCGGATTTCTCAGTCGCAGCTCGACCAATACGCCGTGGCCGCCGAGCAGCAGGCGCGCAACCAAGCCGCGCTGCGCGGTGCGTTCAACCCGACCACGGGCACCGCGCAAGCCATCCAAGGCGGGGCCGATTTCGCCAATTTGCCCGGCCCGAACGCGATGGATGCCGAGTCGGCGATGCGCTACATGGGCGCCCAGGGCGCCGACGCCGCCACGCTGCAAAACTACAGCCAGACCGTCGAAAACATGGCGCAGGCCAAACAGCGCAGCCAGCCCAAGCCCGAACGGCGCCCCGAGCGCGTGGATCTCGGCAACGGGGAAACCGGCGTGTGGGATGGCGTCAATTTCTCGCGCACGCCGCGCCCGGCCGCTGGCAGCCGGACCGAGGCCGATCAAGTAACGGCAATGGTGAGCGCGCTCAAGCAGGCCGAAGCCTCCGGCGATAAGGCGACCGTCACCGCGATGACCGACGCCCTCAAGAAGCGCACGACGCAAAACACGAGCTCCTTGGATAAACTGATAGACGGCTTCAAAGACGGCACCTTCAACTTCGGCGTCGGCAACAAGCCGCCCACCCCTGCGCCGCCGGCCGCACCAGGCCAAGCTCCTGCGGCCAAACCTGATTTCTCCGCCTATGAGGGCAAGCGCGTCCGGGGACCGGACGGCGCCATCTACCTCGTCAAAAACGGCCAGCCCATCAAACAGTGAGCACCGCCACCCTGCCGCAAGGCTGGAGTCTCCTCGACGAACGGCCCGCCGGGTTGCCCGAAGGCTGGGCCCTCGCTGAACCGGAGAGCAAACCATGGACAGGGGAGCGCGTGGCCGCCCTTGCGGGCGATGTGGCGGCCGAAGCCGGCGGCGCCACCGCGGGCCAGATGCTCGGCCTGGCTGGCGGGCCCTTTGCGCCTGTGACCGTGCCGCTGGGCGGCTTCATCGGCGGCGGCATCGGCAACACCATCGCGCAAGGCCGGCGCATGGCGCGCGGCGAGCAAGACGGGTTTCAGCTCGGTCAACTCCTCGGAGCGGCGGGCATTTCCGCCATCCCCGGCGGCCAGGTCGCCAAAGGCGCCACCGTGGCCGGGCGCATCGCGCGCAGCACGGCCGTCATGGGTGGAGCCGGTGCCGCGGGCAACGTGGTGCAGCAGGTGATCGACCGCCCCGAGGGCCAAGCGTTCGATGGCGCGCAAGTCGCCACGGCCGGCGCGCTGGGTGCGGCCGGCGGCGCCCTCGTGCAAGGCGGCATCGAAGGGTTCAAGGGCCTCGCCGGTCTGTTTCGGCGCACGCCGCCGGCCGCCTTCGACGCGGCCACGCCGGAGGAAGTCATCGCCGGCATCGCCCAGGCCGAAGGGCTGGCGCCGAGCGAGGTCGAGCGCCGCATCGCGCGAGCGCGCAACGTGACGCCGCGCCCGCCTGCGCCCGAATTGCCCGCCGGCGCCCGCGTGGGCCAGCTCGACGGCCCGCCGGGGCAACTCGCCCTACCCGAAGGGTGGAGCCCCGTGCCCGTGCCGGCCGCGCAAGCCGACCTCGACGCCGCCCTCGCACGGCAAGCCCGGCCCAGCGCGCCCGAAACCCCCTCTGCTCCCGCCCAGGTCGCCCCGCCCGAGCCGCTTCCGGCTCCCGTGGACAACGCGCCGGTGGGGGCGCTCCCTCCCGCCGCGATTGAATCCGCGCCACCGGTGCCACCTGATAAGATGTCGGCCACCCAAGTGTCGCCTATCGCGGCGGGCTCTCCTCCGGCCCGCCTGCCCGAGCCGGCGCCCTTGGCGGCCCCGGCCCAGACTTCCGGCGTGAACCAGGCGCCGAACGTCGGAGACACAATAACCAAGCCCGCAGTCGGCGGTGCGCCAGAGGTAGCCCCGGCCGCCCCGACAAGCAAGCCGGCAATCACCTTGCCCGATGCCGCCACGGCGCAGACGTGGGCCTCGCGCAATGCCGACCGGTTCAAGAGCGTGACGATCCGCGAAAACCCGGTCGGCGGGTTCGACGTGTTCACGGTTTCCAAGGGCTCGAAGTTTGCTTTCGGCGCCCGGCCCGACGGTGGCACCGACATTATCGACATCATCCAATCGCTCGGCGGCGTGCCGCCGCCCCCCAAGGGCGCGACGGGTGGCGAGTGGAATAGGTTTGGCGAAGTGTTCGGCGGCCAAGCGCGCATTTTAATCAACGCGAAGAAACGCGGCCTAGGGCTCGACCAATTCCTCGGCAACTTCAGCGACACGGAATTTGCCTACCTGGCCGGCGACCCCGATGGGTTCAAGCAAGCGGTGAGCAATGCCCTCGCCGAGCGCGCGCGCCTCAAGATCGCCAACACCCTCGAAGAAAACACGGCCAAGTTTCAGACCGCCATCCTCACCGGCAAAGGCCGCGGCGGCAAAGAGCCGAAGGCCGGCACGAAGGACATGAGCGACAACCTCATTCCCGGCGACAAATTGGCCGTGAAGGGTGAGCCGTTGATTGTGACCGGTGTGGACGATGACGGCAACGTGACACTCCAAGACGGCCCGCGTTTCGGCACGCAGATCATCCCGCCTGGCGTGGAGATTTACCCCGACGCGCGCAGCATGAAGAAGCTCCCGCGCGAAACACCCCCGGCGAACACCGGCCCGCAGAGCGACGATCCCTTTGGCGATAACTACGTGCCGGAACCCGACGTGCCCGCGGCGCCGCCGGCCGCACCCGGCACGCAAGCCGACCTCGTAGCCGGCATCGAGCGCCAAGCCGCGGCGCCGGCTCTCACGCTCGAATCCGCCAGCGTGGGCCAACAGGCGGCCGAAGCCCAGGCCGCGCGCGAGGCGCAACTCGTCGCCAAGCGCCGCGCCGACATGCTCGCCGCCAACGAGCGCCCGCTCACCGGCGACAGCTCCAACGTCAACCAAGGCCAGCTGTACGCCGAAGATGCCGACATGTTCTCCGGCGCGAGTGCGCAGGAGGTGGCGCAGCAAGCACCAGCCAAACCGGCAAACCCCATCGCGCCCACCGAATTGTCCGAGGCCGGCCGCAAAGCCGCCGCCCTCGACAAACACACCATCACTTACAAAGACCCCTACCACGGCCAAGAAGTTCGCGGCACGGTGCGCGACCTAGTAGATAAGGCGATTGATGCCGGCTATCGTGTGGTGCTGACCGCAAAAGGGCCGGCGCTCGTGAATCGGAAAATGCAGGGCTATGATAAGTTTCAAATTGGCTCCTACGGCATGGAATACGCCAACGAACTATCGGCCGCGGCGCCGAAATACACCAAAGGGGCCGAGGTTCTTGCAAAAGGGGAAGGCGATTTCGCTCGCGAAGGCGTCGTGACTTCCAACGGCCCGACGCAGAACGGCGAACGTAGTTATTTTGTAAACACACCGCTCGGCCGCGAGGTGCTTTATCGTGAATCACAACTCACCATTGCCCCACCCAAAGCGCCGGTCTTGCCCGAGATTTACACGATGAGCCGCAAGGCCAAGATCGAAGAACTCAAAGGCTACGGTATCACCGAAACCCGCACCGGCGGCTACGCCCGCAACTCCGTCTCCGCCGATTTGTCCGACATGCTCGAACAGGCCCGCCGCAAGCAGGCCAGCCAACGCGGCGCCATCGACCCCAAGGTGATGCGCGCCGTCGGCTTTGCCGCTGCGCGCGGCGTGGCCGGGGCTGCCGTCGGCACGCTGTTGGCCGATACCCCCGAGGAGCGCGCCGGCTATGCCCTGGCCGGCGGCCTGCTCGGCGTGTCCGCCAGCCCCGCCCTGGCCAAGATGCTCGGCCGCGCGACGTTTTCCACCACGTCCGTCGGCCGGCGCGCGTTTCCCGAGGCCACGATCCCGTTCGACCTCCGCGAGCAACTGATCCTCAAGCCCGGCGCCGTGGCCGCCACCGGCCACCGCGGCAACAATGCCCAGCGCGCCCTCGAAATCGCCCTGCGCAAAGAGGCCAATCCCACCGCCGCGGCCAATGAAGTCTGGCAATTCCTCACGGCCAAGATCCCCGCCGTGCGCCCGAGCCTCGCCGCCGCCGCCACCGAAGCGCGCGCCGCCCTCGACGAACTCTCCGACAAGCTCATCATCTCCGGCCTCGCGACCGGCACCCTCGCCGATACGATCAACGCCAACAAAGGCAGCTACCTCCGGCGCGCGTTTCGCATCTTCCAATCGCCCGGCTGGCGCCCCGAGCAAAAGGTGATCGACGACTGGCAGGCGGCCTACCTCGCGGCCAACCCGACCCAGACCCCGCAAGACGCGCAAGACCTCGCCCTCGAACTCCTCGACCGCCGCAACGCCGAAGAGTTTGTGATGACGGGCTCGCTCCTGCGCCAGAACCGCGACTCGTTCAGGCCGCGCAAGGCCCTCGACGCGCCCACGCTCGCCCTGCTGGGCGAAATCACCGAGCCGGTCGAACTCCTCGGCCAGACCGTGCCGCGCATGGCCCGCCTGATCGAGACGCACGAGACACAAAAGAACCTCGCCCGCATCGGGCAGCAGATGGGGCATTTCTCGCCGCAGTCCGAGCCGAGCCTCGGCCATATCGTGCAGCTCGCCAAGGACGCCGACGCTCCGGCCGTGGGCCCGCTCGCCGGCCTCTGGACCACGCCCGAACTCCGCGAAGCCCTCGAAGCCGCCACCGCCGGGCAGAGCGAACAAAGCCTCGTCTGGCGCACGCTCGCCGGCGCGACGACGCTCGCCAAGTTTTCCAAGACCGTGCTCAACCCCGAGAGCTGGGTGCCGAACGGCATCGGCGCCGTGGTCGATGGGCTCAAGAACGGCAACGTGCGCATCATGGCCAACGGCCCGGCGTGGAAGGATGCCGTGCTCGTGGGCCTCGAAGAACTCGGCACCGGCTGGAATCCGCAGACTCCGGCCGGCCGTGCCACCACCGCCGCCATCTACGCCAAGATGCAGCGCCTCGGCCTGGCCGGGCAGGGCAGTAGTGCGGATTTCCAACGCGGCCTCGAAATGGCCTGGGGCGAGACCACGCAGCGCGGCGCCAAGCGCACGATGCTCACCCTCGGCCGCTCCTACGCCTCCAGCGAAAACGTCATGCGCTACATGTGGTTTCAGGCCGAGAAGGCCGCCTACCGCAAAGCGTTTCCCGCCATGGCCGAGGCGGAACTCGAAGCCTACGCCGCGCGCGTAGTGCGCAGCACGACCACGAACTACGCAATGATCCCCGAGACGTTGCGCAAAGCCTCGACGGCCGGCATCCTCGGCACGTTCGTCAATTTCCCCTACGAACAATTCCGCCACGCCTTCAACATCGCGCGCATCGCGAAAGACGACATGACCAAGGGCGCGGCGACGAACAATCAGGCGCTCGTGGCCGTGGGCGCGCGCCGGCTGGCCGCGTTTCTCGCTGCCGCGGCCGGCACCGGGGCCGTCGCGGCGTGGTCGATGCGCAAAGAGGGGATCAGCCCCGAGCAAGATGCGGCCTACCGCCGCCGGTTCGCGCCGTGGGACCGCAACCAATCGCTCATCTACCAGGGCCGCGAGGGCGACAACATCGCCTACATGAATCAGAGTTACGTGAACCCGCAAGCCGTGCTCCTGGCGGGCGGCTCGGCCGCGGCGCGCGGCGAATCGCTGGAGCAGGCGGCCACCAACTTCTTGAAGGCCGGGCAAGAGACGTTTGGCGGGGGCAGCGTGCTCCTCAACCCCGGCCTCGAAACCCTGCTGAACCGCACCGAGCGCGGCCGGCAAATCTCCTCACCGGAAGACAGCGCGGCCAAACAAGCCAACGACCGCATCTCCTACCTGGCGGATCGGGCTTACAGCCCCGGCTTCCTGAACAGTCTCTCGCGGATCGCCAAGGGTTACAAAGGCGAAACCGGGCCGGATGGTCAGGTGTACACGCTCGGCGATGCGATGCAGCGGCTCTTTGGCCGGCGCATCAACCGCGTCAATCTGCCGTATCGGTTTGAGCGCGAAGCCTTCGACATGTCTCGCCGCCTGGCGGAGGTCCACAGCAGCTATGCCGGCGTGCGGCGCCGCGAAGAGGCCAACGCGCCCGAGAAAGTCGATGCCGCCTACCAAATCGGCGAGCAACGCCGGCAAGTCGTGTTCAAGGATCTGACGCAATACATCGCCGATGCGCGCGTGCTCGGCTACGACGAGGAGAAAACGGTGGGGTGGCTGCGCAAGGGTGGGGTGCCGGCCGAAATCGCGCTGGGTGCGCTGGAGGGTCGCTACACGCCTGGCGAACGGCTGCACGCCAAGACCGGCGCCGAGTTGCTCGCGGAGATCCGCGCGAAACCGGCGGCCGAACAGCTCGGCGCGTTTGTGGCGGAGGTCACGAAGAACCCGGCGTTTATTGCGACGGTCAAGGGGGCGATGCTCGACGACGCGCGCGGGGTGACGCAGCGCGACAAGCTCGTGGCGGCGCTCGATCCTGACAAGCGGGCGGCCTATATCCGGCTGCGGATGGGGGAGCAGAGCGAGACGCAGCGCCTGGAGTATTTGCACGAGCTGGCCCGCAAGCGGCTCCTGACGCCGGAAGTGGTGCGGCAGATGGTGAAGTGAGGTCTTGCGAACGGGGTGCGGTGGTGTCAGGGCTGCGGGATGAATCCGAAGCTGATGGCGTGGGCGCTGGCCGTGAGTGTGGCGGGGAACGTGGCGTCGGTGGGGTGGTGGGTGCGCGGGCGGGCGAGTGAGGCGGGAAGCGCGGCGCAAGTGGGCCGGTACACGTTTACGCAGCAGGGCGCGAGCGTCACGCGGTGCGACACGATGACGGGCCGGGTGGAGGTGGCCGCAGTGGTGAACGGGAAACTACAACTTCTCGAAGTAATATCCGCCCAAAATCCGCCCATCGTCGGCGGATTACCTCTCAGAGAGCCATAAAAACAGGGGCGTCAAAGTCACCTGTGCTACCATTACACCATCGGGCAAAATCTCAGTGGTAAAACGCCTGCTACAGAGGAGAAAGTGGGCTGAAATCCTGTATTGGTCAAGTGTCAAAGTAGATCAAAGTGCGCTAAAATTGGACTTGAAATCCGCCCACTATCCGCCCATTCGTTTCGGGCATGATCCCCGAAATCCTCGCGCGAGCGTTGGCGTCGTCGTCGCCGTCTCGGCTTAATCAGATGGCGGAAGAGTATGGTTTGAAATTGGTCGGCGGGGTGTGGTGGGTGCGTAAGAGCATCACTCACCCGATCAGTCGCCAAGTGCGGCAGTTTAAACGCTCCACGAAGCGCGGAGATTTGCGCGATGCGCTGGCCGTCGCCGTGCCGTGGGTGGATGCGTGGCGGGCTGAGGTGCAGACGGATCGAGCCGAGCCGCTGGGGATCAAGCGCGATTGGGCCACCCTCGGCGAGGTGGTGGATTTTTATCTGACGTGGCCGAATGGCCGGCAGCATACGCGCGACCGGTGCGCGCGCGAGCTGGGCACAATGGCAGGGGAGTGCTGGCCGGATAAGGATTGGCGCACGGTGAGCACGGAGCTGCTGACGCGCGACGTAAGGCTAAAGTGGAGACAGATGCGGGAGATGGCGAGCGCGCGCGCGCATCTGCCGAGCGATGCAAAGGGGCGCCCGTTGGGGCCGCAGAACGCGGAGGCGCACGAGCGCACCAAGCGGAACCTCAATCAGATGCTCGCCAATACGAGCGGAGTGTTCTCGCGGGCAGCGCGCGAGGCGTATCACATTCATGGATTGCGGGTGCATGATGCGGTGTTGGGTTGGCTCGACGTGCGCAAGCTCAAGGCCAAGCCGGCGGCGCCGCCGGAGCCTCTTAGCGATGCCGTGTTTGCCAAGGTCGCGGCCGAACTGCCGGGGCTCAAGGAACGCGACCCCGGAGCGTGGGCGGCCGTGACGCTGATGTTCTTTGCGGGCATCCGTAATATCGAGGCCGTGGCGGCGCGGTGGAGTTGGCTCGGCGCGGTCGAGACCGACGACAACGGCGCGCAGGTGCGGGGGTTTCGGTTGGAGTCGGCCGGCGAGCATCTGAGCAAGCAGAGTGATGGACTCGTGCCGGTGCGGGTGGAGGTGTGGGCGGATCTCGCGAGCGTGCAGCATCTGGGGCAGAAGGGTCAGGATTTTATTGTGCCGGGGACAACCGTAACGAAGCGGATCGAGGCAGCCTACTATGGGGCGAGCCAATTTTTGCAGTCTTGCGGAGTCGAGAAGCGCAGGGGCAAGACCACGTATCGGCTGCGGGGCAAGGCCATTTCACTCATGGGGCAACTCTACGGCAATAAGACGGCCGCGCGGTTTGCGCGGCACACGGATGAGAAAACGACCGAGCAGAATTACACCGGCAACCGGGGCGGCTTTCGGGCAATGCCGGCGCTGGGCGCGGTAGGGGCACGCTAGGCGGCGCTGGGCGCGGGGGGTGGGGTGGGTTTACCCCCCCCCCCCCCCCCCCCCCCCCTCATAGGTATCCGGTTCTTCAATACTGCCGTCGTTATCGGTTTCTAGCGTCGAGAAATCAAACTCTTTTTGCGGGGGCACGAGGGACAAGGGGACTGATTCGCTTAAGACGAGCCAGCGGCCGCCGTAGGGGATCTTGCGGTAAAAACTATGCAGGCGCGTGCCGTCAAATGGGTTCATGGCTCGGAACTCAATACCGAGCGCGCACTCGGCGGACACGAGCCAACGCATGACGCGTAATTGATCGCAGGTCTCAATAAACTCAATCCAACGCAATCCAACGAGGCGGCCGGGTGAGGGGCTGCCGGCCCCAAACGCCGGAGACATCCAGAGCAACCGGCCCCGGAGGTCGAAAATCATGGCCTTGTCATTTTCGAGACTGCCGAGCGGATGCGCGAGCGTTGGTGCGGGCGGCGGCGGCGAGTTTTTGTTTAGCGTCGAGAATTTCCGCAACAGGGAGAGGAGGGAGCAGGAGAGCCATCGGAGCCGGGGTAGCATTTGGGGTATTGTGAATGTGGATTTCGGCGGCGGTGTGACCCGCTGCCAGGGTAGTAAACAATTCTAAAAGCAAATTCTCAAGGAGCGCGGGCTGATCGATCTGCGCGCGGGTGAGGAGCTCGGCGAGCTGCGCGGCAATGCGCGGGCGGTAGAGCGCGGCTAGGCGCGCGAGGATATCGGATTGCACGCCGGTGGGCCGTGCCCCGGCGGCGGTGATGTCGGCGACCGCTAGGCGCCGGAGATAAGCCGATGCGTTACCCTCGGCCACCTCTGCCGCGCGGCGGTAGATGGTGGCTTGCATGTCGGTGTCGGCGTGGAAGCCAACCAGTTTGGTCAATTTGACGGCGGAGCTCATGGCCCTTGTCTGAACAAGGTTTAAAGGTTTTAAAGATTGGTTTTGGTAGAAGCAAGCAACGGTTTTACATATGTTAAATTAGGTGGGGCGTTTAAAACGGTGCGGCGCGGTGGGGTCTGGACGTGGGCGCGGTGGGGTTTGGACGTGGGCGCGGTGGGGTATGGACGTGGGCAAGCACGTGGGCGAGCACGTGGGCGGGCTCGGGCGCGGGCACGTGGGCAAAAGAAAGGGCCGCCCGGTGAGGGGCGGCCCGTGGGGCGCGGTCTGTTAGCGGCGCATCAGCCGATCAAGGTCAGCACCGGTAACGCGTCTCACACTCCCTGTTTTGCCTGCGGCGCGGGCGGCATCTCGCTTGGCGTTTGCTCCGCAGAATGAGGCGAACGCTTTTCCGTTGGGGTGTAGTGCGACGTAGTAGATACGTTGGTCGTTGGTTTTCATGGGTGGATTATTCGCGGTCGCAACCAGCCCAGCGTTTTGGGACGAGTTTGTTTTTCCGCGCTGCCGCGGTTGCGGCCGCGAGGGTTTCGTAGCAGGTGTGGCCCAACGGCGAGGGCCATTCCAGAATCCACCGCTTGTCGGGATCTTGCGGATCGTTTGAATTGTCGCGGATGATTCCGCCAACGGGGCGCTCTGTCTTTTGGGTTTTCATTCGATGAGGTGGTGGGGTGGGTTATTTTGTGGCCTTGCGAACGGCTCCGAGCGCGGAATCTTTGGCGGTCGCTTCGTTCATGTCGCCGGAGATTGCTTGGCAGGCCGCCAGAAACAACCGGCCGGCGGTTTCACGCCATTCGTCGCGCTCGTCGTCGTTGAAGGTGCTGGGGGCGCAGGCGCCGTGGATGGAATCGACCGCAGCGCAGGCAATATCGTTTAGGTCGTCGGGACTGGTCATGGGTGAGGATTTGAGGACGTTAAGGGCTATGGCTACGGTGTCGGATTGGGAAAGGCCGCGCGTGGCAGCCTGGTTTTTAAGGGTGGCAAGGTCGGCGGGATCGAGGCGAACGGAGACGGGCACCCGGCGCGCTGGGCCGCGCTGGGCGTGCTTGTTGCCGACGTTGGCGTGTTTGGGTTTTTTGGGTTTGGGTTTGGGTTTCATGGGGTTAAACGGAGAACAGAGGGAGATCGGCGCCGACTGCCCGGAGGGCGGCGGCGCGTTGGCGGTCAAGGGTGGCGGATTCGTGGCGGGCCTGGGCGGCCTGAGCCTCGGCGCGTGCGGCCTCGGCGTCGAGGTCGGCGAAAAGGCTGGAGGTGTGGCCGCGGTCGCCGATTTTGGCAAGGCGGGTGTGGTTGCGCTCGATGGCCGCGAGCTCGGGATCGGTGAGGAGGGACATGGATTTAGTTTTTGAGGGTTAAGAGCAGCAGCCGCAGCACGGGGCATCTTCGCACCGGCCGCGCCGGTTGGTGTAGATTTCGGCCCCGGAAGAGAAACGCGTGACCGTGGAGACGGTGCGCGGCGTGTAAGCAGGCCGGCCGCCGGCCACGAGGGCGCGGCAGCGGTCGGCAAGCTCGGCGGGCACTTCCCAGCCTTGCGCGATGGGATTCCACCGGCCGCCGAGCGCGCGGAGCGCCTGGCGGTGCGGGTAGGTGTTGCCGGTGATCAGGGAAAGCGTGGTCATGGGTGCGGTGGGTTAAGAGTTGCGGAAGAAGTGCAAGGTGCCTTCCGAGTCGGTGCCGGTGACGTAATCGTGCCGGAGGTTGCACGACCAGGAGGCAGCCCAGTCGATCATAATCCAGCTCGGTAAATCTTTGGGGAGCTGGTCGCACTCTTCGGCGGTGCGCTCGGCAAAATCGGCCTCGCTGTCGGCCGTGCCTGCGTAGGTGTCGCGGAAATCGTCAATGGTGACGGTATCGGCGCGGCCCTTGGTCGAGGCGTAGGCCTCAAATGCCAGGCGCTCGCTGTCGGAGAGGGCAAGCCACTCCCAAAGCATATCCGGTGGCGCGGAACATTCCGAATACCAGCAGGCCGGGAAACTTTCGCAGTCCTGGAACATGAGCTCAGGGTCGGCCTCGTCGGCGTGCAAATCGAAGCACGCGACAAGCAACTCATCCCGGCCGGCGTAGTCGGCGAGGTCGAGCCAAGCGCCGGCGATGCTGCCGGAGTTGTATTTGGCATATGTGCCGCAATAGATGCGGGCGGCGCTGGTGGTCGTGCTCATTTGGCACCCCCTGCGCTGGCGAACTTTTCAGCGTAGAACTCGGCTTGCTCAACATGCCAGGCGGAGCGATACGGCGTGCGGGGGTCGGCCTGCAACTCTTCCAAGCGCGCGGAGAGCACGGAAAGCAGGATTTCGGCGTCGGCCACCGCGTCCACGGGATCGCGGCCGAGGGCGCGGACAATGGCGCCCCGGAGCCAAGCCGAACAATCTGGCTCAGAGATTAGGCGGTCGGCGAGGTCGAGGGCGGAACTGTGCTGGCGGCTGCAATAGCTCGGGGCGGTGCGGTCGGCGAGAGCGGACGGACTGAGGGCCGGGCGCTCGATTTGGCTGTTCGTGTGCGTGTGCATATGTTTTCTCTGCTGATGCCGGGCGGCCCGCGTCAACGGGTGGCAGTGTGGTGGTTTTCTCCTGCCTGCCTGCCCGGCACTATCGGCGAGAAAAACCGGTGAGCCACGAGGCCCACCGACGAGAGACACGATGCAGAGCGCCGAGCGCAATACAATCAAATTGGCGCGCAAATCTGTGCGAGAAATACAAACACCGAGCGAGGCGCGAGTTGCGCGCGCTTTTAGTTTTAAGAAACGTAACAGTTTCAAAGTTTTTATTGACGCGCGATGCGTAACACTTTTACAGATGTTAAATGAGCCATCCCACTCGCCGCGGACCTGATCGCACGATAATTTTAAGAATCCCGCGCGTTGCGCCGCTTGCCCAGGCTATTGACCTGGCTGCGGTGCGCGCCGGGCAGACGCCGCCGGAATTTTGTAAATCAACGCTCGCGGCCGCGTGTTTGCCGGCCGCGGTGCCGGCGGAGACCCGGCGGCGCGCAACGCAGGAGGCCGCCTAATGGTCGCCCAAGCCTCATTTTTTCGCGAGCTGGCCGGCCCCGGCCTGCCGCGCCGGCTGCCGACTGCCGACGAGGTGCCGGTGATGATGTGTTTCCGCGAGGTGGTGCGGCATCCGTCTGGCGGGTGGACGATCGCGCAGCCGATCGACGCCACGCAGTCGGCCGCCCGGATCTACGCCGGCAACTGGTCGAGCTACGCCGCCGCCCTGGCTGCAATGGAGGGCCACGCATGAAAGCACGCGAGGCGGATCAACTTTATCGACTGGCGGAGGTCGCGCGCCTTTTGCGTTTGCCGCCCTACCGACTGCGCGAGCTGTCTGCCGCGGGTAAGTTTCCGCCCGCCGCGGTCGTCATCCCAGGCGGCGGACATATGCGTTGCCGGTGGACTGCTTCGCAGTTGGCTCAGGTTGTCGAGGCGTGGGCCAACCCGCTCGCCGCGGGCAATCGGTAATTTTTCCGCCGTGCTGACTCTTGGAACTCAGATAACGATGCACGCGGCCCTCGGCACCGAGGGGGATGAGTTGTTGAGCATCGAGAACGACCGCAAGGGCGGCCGATGCACGGCGCGCTGCCTAGATGCGCGCGCGGATCTGCGCGCGGCCGTGCTCGGTGCGGTCGCCGAAGGGCAGGGGAGTCGCCGGGTGGCGGCCGCGTTCGGGGTGTCGCGCGAGGTCGTGCGTGCGCTGCGCCGGCAGGCGCTTGAGAGCGGGGAGTTAGACCGCCATAAACAAAGCATCGGCCTGGATGCCCTCGCCCTGGCGCGTGAGGCAATCGACCGGTGCCGGGATGAGATCGACGAGATGCCGCGCGCATCGCTGCCGATCCTCGCCGGCGTGATGACCGACAAAGCGCTGCTCCTCACTGGCGGCGCCACGGTCAGGATCGAGCACGTCACCGGCCCGACGCATGCCGGCCTCAACGATATGCTCGCAAGCCTGGGAGTGATCGAGGTGCAGGCCTGCGCACCGGCACCGGTTGAGGGTCGGGAGACTGTCGGCCAAAAGGGCGCCGACCAGGCGGCCGGCGGGCAGATCCCAGGCGCGGCCGGCATCGAGTTTCGGGCGTCAGGTGATTCTGAGTCACCTGTTTTCCGCCCATCGCACGATGGAGCCGAGCAGGTGCGGGCGGATGGTGGGCGGATGACGGGCGCGGGCGCGGAGGTGCGGCCGTGAGCGCGCGCGCGGCTGACCGCGACGACGCGCGCGCGCGCGGGCGCGAGCGCGCGCGAGGGGGGGAGGGGGGGGTGCCCGTTTCCGCGGGGGGGGGTGTGGAGCCGACTGATTCCATTGCGACGGAATTTTGGGCCAATGATTTCCGATTCCGTTTCCTATGAGCCGAAAAAAATCTTCCGGCGAAGTGCCGCCACCTCCACCCGCTCCGGCGGCGACGACTCCCGCCGACGCGGGGAGTGAGCTCTTCTGGGAGGCCAAGGTCGCCGAGAGCCTGGGCGTGGCGCGGGAGCGCATCGTCGCCTTGCGCGTTGAGCGGCTGACCGAGGGCAAACACTTCCGCATCGTGCGCAACGCCGTCGTGCTCACGGCCAGCGGCCTCGAAATAATCGCTTCGGCGCTGCGGCCCGAGTCCTTACCCTCACCGGCGATTGCAAGCCCTGCGGCGCCAGCCCTAGCCATACAGGATGGGCCTGCGCCGCGCGTGATGATGGTGGTGCGGCGCGTGCCACCCAATATCCGCATCCTTCTGTGCTCGCCGTTCAACGGCAAGATTGAGCGCGCCGTGCGCGTGCGGGATAACCGCCTCTTCACGCCGGGCATGGTGCTTCAAGTCATCGACGGCGGCACCAACGGCCTGCAATTCACCGGGCGCTTGCCGCGCCGGAAAGGCCGCTGGTGAGCACGCTTCAAAATTCCCAGCACACCGAGGCGCACTCCCTCGTCATGCAGCAGGCGTGGCAGCGCCGCAAGCCGTGGACGCGCACCGAGAGCGCGCGATGGCTCAATGATCGCGGTCCCGCTCTGCTTGCGCACTTGCGCCGCTCGCCGGGGCGGTGGCCGGAGGCGTGCCCGAAGTTTATGGGCGAGTGGCTCAAGACGAACGCCGCGCCGCTCTTCGACCACGCCCACGCCGCGCTCGCTGCGCGCAAGACCGACGAGGCCCGCGCTACGCTCGGCCCCACCGACCTTTTGCCATGAAGACAACTCCCGATGGATTCTTTGATCCCGCCGAGCTCTGGACGCAGGCCAAGACCGAGCGCTACCTCGCGAATCACCCTCTGCCGCTGGATTTCCACTGGCGGCACGACGACGGCACGCAGCAGCCCGTGCAGCCGCGCGGCGGCATTAAGAACGGCTACGGTTTCTGGCTGCGCTACACGCCGTATTTCCCCGGTCTCTTCGAGGAGATTCACGCGATCATCGCGCTCACGCCGGCCACCGATCCTGACGGCAAACCCTTCCAGATGACGCCCCAGTGGCTCGCCGCCAAACTCGATGAGCGCCGCCCGCAGGGCACGCAGACTGACCTTTTCGCCCTATGAGTATCAAACTGATGACCCTCGTTCTGGAGCGCCCGGAGCCTTCCGATCCTATCCAACGCTTCGTGCTTTTAGTGCTGGCCGATCAAGCCAATGACCACCTCGGCAAGTGCTGGCCGAGCGTTCTGCAGATTTCCCAACGCACGAAACTTTCCGAGCGGTCGGTGCAACGCGCGATTCGCTCCCTCCAAAATGCCGGCTGGATCGACATTGTTGACGGCGGCCGCAGAGAAGGCGGCCGGCGCGCCAACGATTACTTTGTGCATCGCGAGGCGGTCAATCGGGCTGCCCCTATGGGTGCCACACCGTCACCCCACGGGTGCCCGACCGTCACCCCACCGGTGCCAGACAGTCACCCCACGGGTGCCACCCAGTCCGAAATACCGGTGCCACACCGTCACCCCCCTGGTGCCACACAGACACCCCAATCATCATACAACCCAAACAAACCAACCGTCATTCAACCTTCCGGAGAGCCCGACGGAGAGCCTGACGGCCAAAGACCGAGCGCCCTATTCATCGCTGCGCTCTTCTTCCTGAGTCGTCACAGCACCGAAGCCCACGCCGAGGAGTTTTACGACCACTACGAGAGCAACGGCTGGACGCTCAACACCGGCCGGCCGCTCGCTTCGTGGCACGCCGCCGCCCGGCGCTGGATGCGCGAGGCCGCCCGCCGCGCCGCGTTTTCCAGCTCCTCTGGTCCGAAAAATTTCGGTGCAAGCCCGGCGAGCGTGGTTTCTCCCGAGCTCAACACCTTGCTCAACGATCCCACGTGGGCCGGCGGCGCCTACCCGGCTTCCGCCACGGCCTGATTTTCCCCATGCACCTCGAAACGTATTCCGCCGCCGATTCTGCCCACGCGTCGCGCGCCCTTGCCGCCCTCCCCGAAGTCGGCCGCGCGCTCCCGCACTCCCTCGAAGCCGAGGAGGCGCTCCTCGCGCTCGTGATCGCCTATCCCGACGAGGTGTTTCCCCTCTGCCGCAACGCCAACTTCGACAAAAACTCATTCTACGACCCCAAGCACGGCACGATCTACGCCGCCGTGCGCACGCTGGGCATTGCGCAACACCCCATCGACATTGCCACCGTGGCCGAGCGTCTGCGCGAGACGGGCGACCTTGAGCGCATCGGCAGCTACGCCGTGCTCACCCAAATCACGACTTACCAAGGCACCTCCGCGCACGCCCGCCACTGGATCGACCAAGTGCGGAAATTCTGGATACTCCGCCAGACCATCCGCCGCGCGCAAAAGGCGATTGAGGATTGCCACCGGTATTCGGGCGAGCCCTTTGCTGAGTTCTTTGCGCCGCTCGCCGCCTGGTTTCAGACCGCCACCGCGCGCGCGCGCCAGGGGGATAGCGCCGTCGTCGAGACGCTCGGCGTCGTGATCGCCCAGATCCGCGCCGATGTGGCGGCCCGCGCCGCCGGCACGGAGGACCGCACCGGCTGGATTCACACCGGCTTCCCGGAGTTCGACAACCTTGATTCCTCCTCGTGCATGATGCCGTTTGGCTCCATGCGCGAGGATGGGAACGTCATCATCGGCGGCGGCTCCAGCATGGGCAAGAGCGTCCTCATGCGCAATATCGCGAGCCTCGCCGTTGAGCGCGGCCAGCGCGCCCTCGTTTACACCATCGAGACCACGCGCTACTCCTTCGTGCAGTCGATGGCCGCCACGACCGCGCGCGCCAGTGTGCGCGGCCTCGCCCGCGCGCCCAAGGATCACGTCGCCCGGCTCGACCGATCGCTCGCCGAGCTCGAAGCCAAGGCCGACAAGAAACTGTTTTTGTTTGAGAAAAAAGACGACGTAGCGTTCGACACCATTGAGGGCATCGCGGCCCACGCGCGCGCCTGGTGCGCGCAGCACGGCACGCCGCACGTGCTCGTGCTCGACTACCTGCAACTCATCGGCGTCGGCAAGCGCTGCAGCTCCCGCGAGCAGGAGGTCGCGCATATCTCGCACACCTGGCAGGCGCTCCAGCGCGAGCTCGGCTGCGTGACCATCGGCGGCGCCCAGCTCAACGAGGCTTCGCTCTCCAAGCTCCGCACGGTCAAGAAGGACAAGGAGGGCAAGGTGATCCACGAGCTGCCCGACCGCGGCGCGCTGCGCGAATCGCAAGCGCTCTACCACGATGCCGACGTGGTGATTTTCCTGCATATGCCCGTCGTCGATGGGGCCGGGCGCGAGCAAGTCGGCCTGGATACGACCAATCCCGAGATGTGGCTCTGCGTCGATAAACGCCGCTCCGGCGTGCGCGGCATCGTGAAGACCCGCTTCGAGAAAGCGCACGGCTATTTCAAACCCCTGCACGAAGCCGGCGCGCCCCGCTCGCCCACCGCCACCGGCCCTACCTCCAAGGCCGATTACTGACCGCCACGCCACTTCGCCCCATACCCCCGATGAAAACCGCCCTCGTCACCGTCTTTGTCGTGCTCGTGTTTGCCGGGTTGTTTGTCCTCTCGCTCTGCCCGTGGCGGCCAGCGGCAAAGCGGTGGCGCTGCGCCAGCGCCGAGCCCACGCCCGCGCCCCCGCGCGAGCAGGAGACGCCGCCGCCCCTCGCCGGGCTGCCGCCCTTGCTCTTTGCCCTGGCATCCGTCGAGACCGGCGGCGATGCCACCGCTATTGGCCCCGGCGGCGAGCGCAGCGCGTGGCAATTTACGCCCGAGACGTGGGCACGCCACAGCGCCCTGCCGTTTCTGTTCGCCTCGTCCGATCCGGTAGCGGCCCGCCACGTCGCCGAGCTGCATCTGGCCTACCTCACGGCCGAGCTCTACCGGCGGCACCTCCCTGCCACTGATGAACATTTGGCCGCCGCCTGGCGCTACGGCCCCGCCTCCGCGCGCATCTGCGCCGGCACCGACTACGCCGAGCGCGTCGCCCGTCTCACCCGCGCCGTGACGCCTCCTGTGATTTCCCCGCATCCATGAAAATCAACTACGCTATCCTCAACCTCCGCCCCGGGGCCGAAGCCGTGCCCGTGCTTTTGCCTGCCAGTATCTCGCACGATGAACTTTCCCTCGTGGGCCGGCCGATCTCCGCCGGCTGCTGCACGCTCTCGCCCGACGTGCGCGTCTTCGGCCGCAGCGAGAGCCTCAACCTCGCCGCGCACGCCGACGATGCCCGGCTCATAAAAATGTGGTTTGGCCGCCCCGAGACCGGCGATGTCGATGCACCGCTGGGGGAGATTGCCGCGACGCGCCCGACCCGATGAGCTGCACCACCACCACCACCAACACCGTGCCGAGCGTGACGCTCACGCACGAGCTCGCGCTGCATGGCCCCGGCCAGTGGACGTATGTTTGCCCGGATTGTTTGGCCGACATCGACGGCCGTGAACTCCGCGCCGTGAATGTTTTCCCCTTCAATCGGTTTTACGAGTGCCCCGCGTGCGCCATCGGCAGCCTGCGCAGCGCGTGGGACGCCACCCGCATCCGCCGCCGCGCATGACTGCCACCCCCAAGCTCCGCTGGACCCCGCATCCCGTGCTCGCGCTGCCTACGCGCGAGCAGATCGCGGCGTCCTATGCGAAGATGGGGGAGGAGGCGGCCGGCGCCTTTTGGCTAAAATTCCACGGCGAGCGCGAGGCCAAGATCAAGCTGGAGCTGCACGACCCCCTGCGCCACGGCTACGATTCCCCGCTCTACGAGCGCACCAAGCAGATCCTTGATGATTACGATGAACTCCTCGTCCTCGGGGCCAATCGCCTGGGCAAGAGCCGCGATGCGGCCAAGATCGTCGTCGATAATCTCTGCTCCCGCAAGCAGGTGTGGGCCGTCTTTGAGGCCTCGGAAAAGGCGTCGATTAACAAACAGCAATCGCGCATCCACGACACTCTCCCGCCCGAGTGGCGCGACCTCGGCGCGGCCTCCTCCGAGACCTACGTGAAATACAAGCGCCAAAACGGTTTCTCCGGCGCGCAGTTCATTTTACCCAACGGCTCCACGTGCATGTTTTTCAACTACAAGCAGGACGTGAAAGACCTCGAAGGCTACGAGCTCGATGGCGTGTGGTTCGATGAACTCGTGCCGATCGCGTTTTACGAGGCGATGGCCTTCCGCGTGGGGCGCAACCGCCGCCAGCGGATGCTCATCACCTTCACCCCGCTCGATGGAAATAAGCCGGCGTTCACCCCCGTTGTCGCCAAGTTCTTTGCCGGCGCACGCATCACCGAGACGCGCCCCGTGGCCCCGCAGATGCACGGCACGCTCAAGCCCGATGTCGTGCATGTGCGCGATTGCCCGCCCGGCCATATGCCGTTTGAGATGCAATGCGCCAACCCCAAGGCGCGCGTCCTCTTTTACCACTGGGGCATGAATCCGATGGGGGCCAATAACGAGGTCCTCGACCGCCTCGGCGGCCGCCCAAAAGAGCAGTGGTTTGTGCGCGCCTATGGCTGGGTGGATAAGCCCCTCGGCTCCGCCCTGCCGAAGTTTGGCAATACCCACCTCATCACCCGCGCGCAGTTCGATGCGCTCGCCCACCGTGGCACCGCGCGCTATTGCGTGGCCGATCCTGCCGGCACCAAGAATTGGTTTATCAAGTGGTATGCCGTCACCCCTGCCGGCCACACCATCGTCTATCGCGAGTGGCCCGATGCGCAGCGCTACGGCCCGTGGGCCGTGCCGCCCGAGGGTGGCGATAAGCACGACTGGCGCCCCGGCGAGGCCCAGCGCCTCGATAGCGGGCGCGGCATGGATGGCTACAAACGTCTCATCCTCGAGCTCGAAGGCTGGACGCACGATCCCAAGACTGGCGCGTGGGACGGCTCCCGCTCCGAGCGCATCGAGCGCCGCCTAATCGACCCCCGCCTCGGTGGCGCTGGCATCCCCGGCCAGGAAGAAGGCACCAGCATCATCGACCTCATGGGCAACGAGACCCTCGATGCCAAAGGCCGCATCGCGCTCCCCCGGATGTTTTGGGAGGAAGCCCCCGGCCGCCACATTCAGCACGGGCTGCAACAACTGCAAACCGCGATGGAGTGGGACGAGAGCCTGCCGATGGACGCCCTCAATAATTGCCCGAAATGGTATGTGGTGGACGATCTGATACAGACGCGCACGTGCTACACGAGCTACATCGGCCCGCCCATGACCAGCGAGCGCGACGCCCTCAAGGACATCATCGACCCCGACCGCTATTTTATCGAAGCCGCCTACGGCTTCGTAGAGCCCGAGATGTTCCGCACGCGCGGCGTGTGCGCGTATTAACTTTTCCCTTTCACTCTCCCTTTATGCCACCCCCCACCGCCACCGCCCTCCCGCAGCAATACTACCTCCGCCGCAAGTGTGTGGCCGAAGCCGTGGGCGGCGTGCGCGCCCTCGCGCGCGCCGAGCGCCTCGGCGCCATCGTGCCCGTGCGCGGTCTCGCTGGGCTCAAGCAGGTCCGCTACGAGCGGCCGCGCATCCTTCGCTACCTCGATTGCCTCAATGGCCTCGTGGATCTCGCCACCGTCGTGCGCGAAAACGCCGCCGCCCAGCGCGCCGCACAGCCTACTTGACGCTACGCCGCGCCACCCTGAATAGACTCACCCATGAACGCTCTCGACACTACCCGCGACCCCGAAGACATCCGCGAACTCCGCACCGAGCTCGAGCAAATTATCGCCGATGGGCTGGAGGTCTGGCAACGCCAGGATGAGGCGCGCAACGTGCGCTTCAATATCTGGGAGGGCCAGTCGCCCGATGGCCGCAAACACGCCGCCGCGATGGGCACCGATCCGCTGCCCTTCGAGGGCGCGAGCGATGCCCGTATCCCCGCCGTGGATTCAATCATCGGCGATAAGGTCGCCCTTGCCAAGCAGGCTATCTTCCGCGCTCAGGTGCAGGCTACTCCCGTGGAGCCCAACGATGCGCCCAAGGCCGCGAGCGTGACTGCGCTCCTGCGCTGGCTGCGCGATTGCGAGATGCGTGCCGAGCTGGAGACCGAGGTGGAGCTCTCCGCCCAGCATTTCTTTGGCAATGATCCGGCGCTGGCCGTCGTCGAGGTCAACTGGCGGCAGGACATCACCCTTGTGCGCCGCCAGCTTTCGTTCGATGAGCTCGGCGTGCTTTACGTGACCGGCGAGAGCAATCCCGATAACATCGCCCCCGATGATCCCCGGCTGGAGCCCGCCATGCTCGCCGATTTTCAAGACCTCGCGCTCAATCCCCTGCGCGACCGTGAATTTACCGCCTGGCTCACGCGCGCCTATCCCGGCGTCACCCCGGCCGCCGTGAAGAGCGCCGTGCGCACGCTGCGCAAGGAGGGCTCGGCCGAGCTGCCCGTGCCCGTCGTGCGCCAGAACCGCCCCGGCGTGCAGACGCTCAACTACATGGAGGATATTTTCTTCCCCGTGGGCACCGCGGATCTCCAGCGCGCGCGCTCCATCCACCGCCGCGAGTGGATTTCCGAAGTCGAGCTGCGCGAGCGCGTCGTCACCCAGCGTTGGAGTCAGTCTTGGGTGGATACGCTTTTGGATAAAGGCCGCGGCCAGAGCATCGGCGATCAGACCGGCCGCCCCGTGCTCGATGATATTTCGCTCTCGCGCCCCGGTGGCGCGGTCAATGAAACCGATCACCTCTACGAAATCTGGTGGAGCTACGAACGCCGTGCCGATGAGCTCGGCGTGCCGGGCATTTACCTTTCGATCTGGAATATCTCCGCCACCGAAGAGTGCGCCAAGTGCGAGCTCCACGATGATCCCGGTGGTGGCTACCCGTTTTACTGCCGCCCTCGCGAGCGCCTCGGCCGCCAGCTCACCGATAGCCGCGGCCTCACGCGCCCCCTCGCCACGCACCAGCAGGAAATCAAGACCCAGCGCGATGCGCGCGCCAACTACACGCAGCTCGTGGCCTCGCCCCCGCGCAAGACCCTCATGCAGCGCGGCGCCTTCGAGCTTATTCTCGGGCCCAACGCGCAAATCCCCGTGCAGCGCATGGATGATTTTGAGCTCGTGCAGATGCCGCCCTTTATGAACGCCAGCGTGGAGATGGAAGCCACCACCCGCCGCGAGTTCGATGAATACGCCGGCCGCCAGACCTCCGAGCAGGAGCCCAACCGCATCGCCATGCTCCAGCAGGCCGCCGTCGATTCCTTTTTCGGCCTTTGGCGTGAGGTCATGTCGGCCGTGCTCCGCCAAGCCCGCCGCTTTTACACCCCGGAGGAGCTCGCGCGCGTGACCGGCCCCGGTGGCGAATCCCTCGCACTCAAGCCGGAAGACATCTACGGCGAATGGGATGTGATGATCGAAATCGACACCCGCGATCTCAACATGGAATTTGCCATGAAGAAGATGAAGGCGTTCGGCGATCTGCGCTCGCTCGATCCCGCCGGCATCCTCGATCTCGGCCCGCTCGTCGAGTGGGCGGCCTACTCGCTGGATCCCGTGCTCGGGCGCCGCGCGATCAAGCCGCAGACCAACGTGACGCAAAAGGAAATCTCCGATGAGAAGAACAACCTCGCGCAAATGGCCGTAGGCGTGGAGCCCGAGATGCCGGAGCAGGGGATCAACGCGCAACTGCGCCTCCAGACCATGCAACAACACATCGGCCAAAGCCCCAAGCTCGCGCAGCTTTACCAAGGAGACGAACTCTTCCGCGCCCTCGTGGAGAACCGCCAGAAGTATCTCATGCAGCAGGTGGCGCAGGAGCAAAACAAACAAATCGGCCGCCTCGGCACCGCCCCGCTGCAAGGGCCGGGTGCCGCGCCAGCCTAAGCTCACCACGCAAATGCTCTGGCCCAATCGCCCATGAAACGCCCCAGCGTCGTCTACTACCCTGCCGCAGTCACGCCGCTCACGCCAGCCGATTTGCGCGCCAGCTTTGCCACGCAACACGTGAGCGACCCCGTGCCGCGCGCGCTCTACCAGATTTTGAGCGAACGCCTGGCCGCGGCCACCATCGCCAGCACGGCCCCGCGCCTGAGCGAGCGCGAGGCCGGGCTCTGCGCCGGCCGCATCGCGGAGATTGCGAGCCTCCAGGCTGAACTCGCCGGGTATCTCGCGCCCGGCGCGAGCACCCGTTAGTATTTAAGAATCGTAAAGTCTTTAAGATTTGATTTGAAGCCGCCGGAGGAGTGTGCCGAATTGAGGTATGGAAATTAGCGATGAATATCAACGAACCATGAGCACACTCGACGCACCCAGCCCCGCCACGCCGCCCGCACTCGCGGCGGCGCTCGCGCCTGATTCGGCGCTTACACCGGCGCAACAAGAGTCCGCCGATTGGTGGACCGAGTTCTTCGCACGCCGCCGGTTTCCGCAGCGCGGCCTATTCTTCCTCGTGCCGGGAGTAGAGTTGGGGTTGGGTCACGCTGTGATTCTTCACGTCCACAGCGGGCGCAAGTATGATTACCGCTTTGATCCCGGCGAGACATGGCGGCAGTCGCAGCAAGTTTTCGCAGCGGCGCTACCGAGAGCGGATGAGGTGTGTTTTCCCAGCGGCCTTGATCCAGACTCGGCGCCGGTGCCGAATCCAATCGTGCGAACATGAACACACCCACACCCCGCACCGACGCCGCTTGGGCAAAAACCTTTCAGGACGACGAAAATCAATACCGCGCAGGCAACGCGGCGACCGACATGCGCGACGAGTGCGCCACGCTTGAGCGCGAACTTGAAACCGAGAAAACCAACAGAAACCACTTCCTTAAAAAGGGCGCGACGCTTGAGCGCGAGCTCGCCGCCCTAGCCGCCGAGCGCGACGAGCTCCGCGCTGAGCAAGGCCACCTGCACGGGCGCATCGGCCTGTTCGCCAAAGCCAACTTCGGCATCAACGACAATCTGCCGACCGACGAGACATTCTCCCAAATGTCGCACGCGTTGCAAATGGA